ATCTTCCCAAAAATCTATAAGTTGATGCTCCTGCCACGCGTAACCACGCTGATAGTCAGGTATTCTCAGCACTCGTCTCTCAAATATATCATTTAGGCTGAAAAGTTTCATTCGCGTGGCTCTTCTGTGTGCTCGTTTATTTATCCATTATATTTATACAGCAGAAGGTGAATTCGACCAGAGTTTATGCTGATTTTTATCGCCAGTGAAATTTCACTGAGAAACTAAAAAAAAATCCCAAAAAAATTTGCACCCCAAAAAGCCCCGCCAGCCGGGGCGTTTTGCATTTTTGCGTCTGGTTTTAGACCCCACTCCGCCGCTCTCCGGTGAGTTTTCACCATTCGATGTTGTCCCGCCCACGTGGCGGTTAATCAATCGAAAGACGAAACTTATGAAGAGCTTAAACCGTTATGAAGGACTAAACACCCTGCTTGTTACCCAAGTCAAATACCACGCCCGCAGCCTGATAAGGCATCCTGCCATCAACGGTATGGAAATTGAAGACCTTGAGCAAGAGATTATGCTCGATGCTATTGCCCGGATCAAGGATTTTGATCCGAGCAAAGCACAATGGTCAACGTTTATCGACCGCATTCTCAATCATAAATGCGCCAGCCTTATCCAGACAGCCCGCAGCCAAAAACGAGGGCACGGCGAGACCATCGTATCGCTGGATGCCTGGCTCGCGGATAATGACGGGGAGGACGATGAATTACAAGATACCGACTCGCCAGACCAAGCAGCCCACGATCTGCGCATTGATCTGGAACGAGCGGTGGAAACCATGCCACCGCGTCTGGTGTTCCTCCTGATTGACCTACGCACATTCAACCTGACGGAAATCTCGCGCCTGCGCGGTACACCCCGTGCCACCTTGTATGGAGTGATGCACGAGCTACGCGCCGCTTTATCCGTAAGGCACATCACCGACTACCTCCCGAATCCGGTCTCACCGACGTTTTTTGAAGCGTCTCGGTAAGTAACCCTATGAAGGCATGAAAAACATGCCGGGTTCTCGCGGGAATACAAGACCTCGATTGAGCAATCATTGAGGAAATAACGCGACCGCCTTGCTCTTTGGGCGGCGTCAGAACCCGGCAGCCGGCAAAGACAAGACCAAAGAGCACTTTCTCAACCAATAGGAGGTCGTGATGTTCAAACCAACATTGCAAAAGCTGGTGAAAGACCAGTTCTACGCTCAGCATATCCCGGCGTTTATTCGCATCCCTGCGCTGGGTGCCATTACTGAGGAAACCACTAAGCCTGTGTCGGAGGCGACACTGGATGATCTGGCGTTTGCCGCACAGGCACTTGATCAGGAAAGCAGCGTCATTCGCCGCAGAGAGATGGCCATTAAGGAGCTTTATAACGAAGCCCGCAAACATGGCGCGCTGGGTTCAGAAAACATCATTGATGCACTGTCCCGCAAGGCAGGTGCGCAATGAGTTTGCCAATTATCTCCGCCGATGAACGCCTGAAAGAAAGCAAGGGCATTAAAGGTTGTATTTTCGGGCGTTCCGGGATCGGCAAAACCTCTCTTTTGTGGACACTTCCTGCCGAAACGACCCTGTTTTTTGACCTAGAAGCCGGCGATCTGGCCATTGAAGGATGGCGCGGTGATACCATTCGCCCACGCACCTGGCAGGAGTGCCGAGACTTCGCTGTGTTTATCGGTGGCTCGAACCCGGCGCTACGCGATGATCAGGTCTACAGTCAGGCTCATTTTGAAGCCGTGTGCCAGAAGTACGGCGAAGCTCGAGGGCTTGACCGCTACGAGACCGTTTTTATCGACTCAATAACGGTCGCAGGGCGGCTTTGCTTTCAATGGTGCAAGGGGCAGCCTCAGGCCTTCAGTGATAAAACGGGAAAACCAGACACTCGGGGCGCTTACGGCTTGCAGGGTCAGGAAATGATCGGCTGGCTGACGCACCTGCAGCACACCCGTGGCAAGAACATCTGGTTTGTAGGCATTCTTGACGAAAAGCTCGATGATTTTAACCGGCGGCATTTTGTTCCCCAGATTGAAGGGTCAAAGACCGGCCTCGAATTACCCGGTATCGTCGATCAGGTGATCACCATGGCGGATATTCCAGCCAGTGAAGGCAAGTCTTTCCGCGCCTTCGTCTGCCACACTCTGAACCCATATGGTTTCCCAGCCAAAGACCGGTCCGGACGACTTGAACAAATCGAAGAACCCCACCTTGGCAGACTCATGGAAAAGCTGAAGCGACCAGCCACCTCGCGCTCGGCGCAGCTCACCTATGCCCTGCCACCCCAAGAACAAGGAGAGAAAGCATGAGCTGGAACGACTTTAACGCCGCTGACACCCAGCAGGAATTTACCCCCATCCCCTCTGGCACGTTGGCCAAGGTACGCCTAACCATCAAGCCTGGTGGCTATAACGACCCAGCCCAAGGCTGGACAGATGGCATGGCCACGCACAATACCCAGAAGGGAACGGTTTACCTTTCCTGTGAATTCGTTGTGCTGGAGGGACAGTACGCCCGCCGTAAAATCTGGACGAATATTGGTCTGTACAGCCCATCAGGCCCCAATTGGGCGAACATGGGACGCTCCATGATCAAGGGCATTTTGAATTCTGCGCGGGGCATCAGTAACAAAGACAACTCTCCACAGGCTCAAAAAGCCCGCTGCATCCATAGTCTGGCGAATCTCGATGGCATTGAATTCCTAGCCAAAATTTCTCTGGAAAAAAATCGGGACGGTGAAACCAAGAATGCCATTAATTATGCTGTAACACCTGATCACAAGGATTACGCCAGCTTGATGGGCGGCATCGCCACTTCTCCTGCCCAGCCAACAGCCGCAGCACCCAAAACCAACCTGCCGTCTTGGGCACAGTGAGGGGGCGGTATGTTACTCAGACCAAGACAAAAAGAGCTTGTTCAAAAATCGGTCGCCGCCCTTGAAGAACACGGTAATACCCTAGCGGTAGCACCAACCGGTGCGGGCAAAACCATTATGTTGTCCGCCATCATTGGTGAGATATATCGGAAAAAGCCTGTTACTGCCTGTGTTCTGGCACATCGGGATGAACTGACCGAACAAAACGAAAGTAAATTCCAGCGCGTCAACCCGGGCATTTCCACCGCCGTTTTTAATGCCACGATCAAGTCATGGGCAGGAAACGTCACCTTTGCGATGGTACAGACTCTGTGCCGTGAACGCAATCTTGATGCCATGCCGCCGCTGGACATGCTGGTTATCGATGAAGCGCACCATGCCAGAGCGGACAGCTATGTGCCCGTTATTGAGCGTGCCAAAGAACTAAATCCGCATCTGCGTCTCCTCGGCATGACCGCCACCCCAAACCGGGGCGACAAAAAGGGATTGCGCCCCATTTTTTCCAACGTGGCGGATCAGATTACCGTCAAGGAACTGATTGCGTCTGGCCATCTGGTGCCACCCCGCACTTTCGTTATGGATGTCGGTGTCAACGACCAGTTGGGCAAGGTGCGTAAAACCGCCCTCGATTTTGATATGAACGAGGTTGCCGCCATCATGAACACCTCGCCGATTAACGAGGCCGTGGTGGCACATTGGAAGGAAAAAGCCGGTGACCGCAAAACCGTGGTGTTTTGCTCGACCGTTCAGCACGCCTTTGATGTTGCAAGCAGCTTTAATGCGGCTGGGGTGAATGCCGTCTGTGTGCACGGCGGCATGTCAGAACATGAACGTGCTGACACCATTGGTCTGTTCACCCACGGCCATGCCCAGGTGATTGTCAATGTCGCGGTGTTAACGGAGGGCTGGGACTATCCACCCACCAGCTGTGTAATTCTACTCAGACCAAGCTCCTTCAAGTCCACCATGATTCAGATGGTGGGACGTGGCTTGCGTACCGTTGATCCCATCGAGCATCCAGATATCGTTAAACGCGACTGTATCGTTCTCGATTTTGGCACATCATCGTTGATTCACGGCTCTCTTGAACAGGAAGCCAGCCTTGAAGATCAGGTAATGGAGGGCGATGCGCCTATTAAGGAATGCCCAGAATGTGAGGCCAGTGTGCCGATTGCCGTGCGGGAGTGTCCTTTGTGCGGATACGTCTGGGAGAGTGCTACGGGTAGCAAACCAGCGGCTTCCGCCGACTTTGTCATGACGGAAATTGACCTGCTGGGGCGTTCCAATTTTCTTTGGTGTGGCTTGGATAATCATGACCGCCAGTTTGTTGCTGCTGGATTCAACGCCTGGGCGGGTGTGTTCTTGAAAGACGGTGATTGGCATGCCGTTGGTGCAAAAAATAAGGAAAAACCGCGCTTGCTGGCATCAGGGGAACGACTGGTGTGCTTTGCCACCGCTGATGACTGGCTGAATCTGTATGAAAACGAGAGCACGGCACACAAAACACGTAGTTGGCTACATCAGCCAGCAACCGAGCGTCAGCTTCAGTACCTGCCGCCAGCGTATCGTCATGACTACAGCCTGACACGCTACAAGGCGTCTGCCATGATGACCCTGCAGTTTAATCGGCAGGCCATTATGAGTGCCATCAATAACGGCAGGGTGGCAGCATGATCGACCCTACCGATTACGAAAAAGCCGCCATGGCGCACGCCCTGACAGCCCTTGGTGAGTATGTGGCGGAAATTGGTATGCACCGGGCATTCAAAGATCTCAGTCGTGCTGAGGTGCTCACCCTGATTGAGGTGATTGTCACCGCCTATCAGGAAAAACTGTTGGAAGGCAGCGATGAGGTGCCTTTCTGATGCTGGATTTTAATCATCGCCCCACGTTTGCCGAGAGGCTGAACCAACACATTGATGAAGCTCTGCAGAGGGAGCACGCCAACCAGAACGAACGAGAGTATCTTGGTGCCTCAAGGCTGGGTGTGGCGTGTGACCGGGCGCTGCAGTTCGAATTCCTGCATACCCCGCGCGATGACGCGTTCAGTGCTCAAGTCTTACGGATATTCGCTGCTGGACATGTGTTCGAAGATCTGGCGGTGGGATGGTTGCGCCTCACGGGAATTGAGCTTTTTACCAAGCGCCGAGATGGCCAGCCTTTCGGGTTCTCAGTGGCAAATGGCCGAATCCGGGGGCATGTGGACGGGATTATTAATAATGCGCCAGTCGATCTTGGCTTGTCGTTCCCTATGCTGTGGGAATGCAAATCCCTTAACGCTAAATCTTGGAAAGACACCGTCAAGAAAGGCTTGGCTGATTCCAAACCAGTCTATGCCGCGCAAGTGGCAATCTATCAGGCATACATGGAAGCCAGCGTACCGGGAATTTCCAAGAACCCAGCGCTTTTTACCGCCATCAATAAAGACACAGCAGAAATTTATCACGAGCTGGTGCCATTTGACGTTACACGCGCTCAAAAAGCCAGTGACAGAGCTGTCAGGATTTTAAAGGCGTCTGACCATCAAGAGATTTTAGCACGCTTCACCAGCGACCCTGAACACTTTGAATGCCGATTCTGCCCTTACCGTAAAACCTGTTGGGGGGATCAGGCGTGAACACAGGACTCGACTTTAACAGCGCAAAAACCCAGGACGAATATTCGCCTCAATCCGCCATGCCTGACATTGATGAGGTCAAAGGGCGCCTTCAGGGACAAATCAGACACGCACTTGCGTATTTGCTGCCCGCAGGGGTGTTTCGGCATGGCAAATTTTATGTTGGCGATATCTACGGCAACAAGGGGGATAGCCTGGTTGTCGAGATTGCTGGCCAGAAAGCTGGGATGTGGCACGATTTTGCCACGGGCGATGGCGGCGATATTATTAGTCTATGGGGAGCCGTACATGGCTTGGATAGCCGTACCGATTTTCTAGAGATTATTGCTCAGATAGCAGATTGGCTCGGCGTTTCCCGCATGCAAAGCAAGCGTGAAACGGATCTGGGTGCTCCCACTGCCCGTTGGGATTATCAGGATGCGTCAGGCAACCTGATCGCCTGCGTGTACCGCTATGACACGGGAGATGGCAAAGAGTTCCGCCCTTGGGATGTGAAAGCCCGGCGGCACAAAGCTCCTGAGCCGCGACCACTCTACAATCAGCCCGGCATTGCCACTGTCAGCCATGTTGTGCTGGTAGAAGGCGAAAAATGCGCCGATGCGCTGATTGCCAGGGGCATCTGCGCTACCACCGCCATGAACGGTGCCAATGCGCCGGTTGAGAAAACGGATTGGTCACCATTGCAAGGCAAACAGATTGTCATCTGGCCAGATAACGATGAGGCTGGCCGAGAATACGCAGCCAGAGTCGTTGATGTTTTACCCTATCATAAAGTGCGCAGCATCGCGCTGTTAACACCGCCCCCCGACAAGCCTTTAAAATGGGATGCGGCGAATGCGCTGACTGATGGTACAGACATTGACGCACTTATCGCCAGCGCAACGATTATCCCCATTGAGCGGCGCTCACCCATAGCTGCTTATGATGTGGGTACTCTGCTTGACGATGCATCGGATGTTCCGCCCGATCTGATTGCGCCCCGCATTTTGACGCATGGTGGCCTCGGCGTGCTTGGTGGCGCGCCCAAGGTTGGAAAAAGCGACCTGCTGATCTGTTGGATGGCACACATGGCGGCAGGCTTGCCATTTCTGGGCATGACACCGCCCAGACCGCTCAAGATTTTCTATTTTCAGCTTGAAATTGGCTACCACTACCTGCGTGAGAGGCTGCGCGCCTTGTCTTTTGACGAAACAGCCTGGCCACTGGTGCGAAAAAATCTCGTCATTACGCCGCAGGTCAACTGCCTACTAAATGAGCAAGGCGTTAGCAAACTGCGGGATACAATCCTGTGTTTTTTTGAGCCAGGCGAAGTCGATGTTATCGTTATTGACCCGCTACGTAATGTCTTCGACAGCAGCAAGGGCGCTAACGAAAACGATAACACCGCCATGCTGCAGTTTTTGCAGGAGCGCGTGGAATGCCTACGGCAGATGGTCAATCCTATGGCGGGCGTGATCCTTGCCCATCATATCCGCAAAATTCAGAAAAAGCAGCTGGAAGAAGACCCATTTCAGGCACTTTCAGGCGCAGGCGCAATCCGCAGTTTTTATAGCTCTGGGATTGTGCTTTACCGACCGGACGAGCAGCAAAGTATTCGGCGCTTATGTTTTGAATTGCGCAATGGTGAGACTCCGCCTGTAAAGCATATCGATAAGATTAACGGCGAGTGGTGCGAAGTCGATGTTGAGTCCGAACGCTTAGTCAACAAGCATTACGGCGAACGCTTGGATGCGGAACGGCGGCGCAAACATGACCAGATTCTTGAGATTATCTTCGATGAGGGGCGCAAAGGCAATCTCTATACAGCCAGTCTGTTTACACAGGTGTGGGAGAACAAGGCTGGACTTGGCGGTCGTCACGCCATCCGCGACCGTATTGATGTTCTGACATCCAAGGGGTTCATCAAGTTCAATAAAGATGGAGCGGCACGTTCACGCAATGGTTTTCTCTGCGTTGAGGGGATGGAGATACCCGGTGGCACAGAGCAGATAGACACCGATACCGGCGAAGTTACAACGCCCTACAAACCTTTCCTACCCACACATTATCGAAGCCCGTCCGATGGTGCGGTTTTGCCCATCGAAGACCCTGATGTGTGGATTTATCACGATGAGGTGACGGTATGAGCGCCTCCGTCAAACTGAAGCAGTTAGAGGGCAAACTGTCAAACTGCCGCAAACTGGAATCATTGTTTTTCAGCGACTTAAATCGAAATTCAGTTTGCCACGGCAAACTGCCCGTCAAACTGGGTCAACTGGCCTTAACGTCAAGAAAAATAATCATTTTCAATCGAATTCCAGTTTGGGGTGTCCCTCCCACACATAGTGTGTGTGGCTTGACCCAGAGAGGGTCTGGCCACGCACACGCCTGTGATGGGTGGAGCGATCCGTTTTTCCAATCATCAACACAGGAGATACAATCGTGAATATTCTGGCATTGGATTTAGGCACTACTACCGGCTGGGCACTGCGCAGCCGAAAGATTGTGAGTGGTACGGCGCATTTTAAGCCACGTCGCTTCGAGGGTGGCGGCATGAGATATTTACGTTTTGAACGCTGGCTTGAAGAAACGCATCAGGTTTGTGGCGGTGTGCAGGCCGTGTACTTCGAGGAGGTTCGCCGCCATCTTGGAGTCGATGCCGCCCATACCTATGGCGGATTTCTGAGCCATCTCACGGCGTGGTGTGAGGGGCAAAGTATTCCCTACGCAGGCGTTCCAGTGGGTACCATCAAGCAATTCGTCACTGGCAAAGGCAATGCCAGCAAGGAAACCGTCATCAAGGCTGTGCAGGATTTAGGCCACAATCCTATCGATGATAACGAGGCTGATGCCCTCGCACTCTTGCACTGGGCAATTGCCCAGCATGGAGGCATCCATGGCTAAGAAGAAAAACAAGCACATCCTGCCCAATGGGATTTACGCCGACCTAGGCACACCGGAAACGCAGGCGCGGGTGACGTTCGAGCAGGTCAAGACCGATCTTGGCTACGCCAACCGCCTCAAAGACCAGCGTCCTATTGATAAATACTACCGCTGGTACTGCGAGGATGAGGCCAAGGACATTGCCGATAAACGCTGCCGGGGTATCAACCATGACCAGTACCGCATTGCGGATCGACTCTATGGTTTGTTTGTTCGGATGCAGCCCTCACTGTCCTATGATCTCGCCGTTATACCCGCCAATAGCAAACCCGAGATGTTTATGGCCGAGCGCTGCATGCAGGCGGTGCATCACTACCGTAGCCTGATGGATCTGGTTAATGAAGAATCACAGCGCATCCTAGAAGCCATTTGCTGTGTCTGTCATAGCCTTGGTGACTACGAGAAGCAGCGCCAGTGGCGCAAAGGCTATGCAATCATTCGGCTGCGGGAGGCATTGGATGAGATGAACACAGCCAGGAAAAGAAAGCGTTGACAGTGGTGCACCACTTGTATATTGTATTAGGCATAGTGCACAGTTATGTTTGTGCAGATTTTATTCTAAATCCCCCTTCATCGCTGGCTACCCCAAAAAACCAAGGTACTCCTCCCCCGAAAACCTATGCGGGTGGGCTGAGCGCGGGATTTTTTTAGCGTCAGCCGAAAACACAAGGTTGACACGCGGTTGACAAAAACCGCTGAACCCCTGACGAACCGACACTTTCCGTGTTAACCGCACCTGTCAACCATCCCCGTTTGTATCAACCAGGTTGACGCGGCTGGTTGACACATTTTCATCCACAGAAATTATCCTCGGAAATCATTTTGAATGTCTTGGCTTTATGTGCCGGAGCGGGCGGGCTTGAGCTTGGCCTGCGCCTCGCTGTGCCTGACGCCCATGCCGTTTGTTATGTCGAGGGGGAAGCCTATGTTGCCAGCCTCCTTGTTGCGCATATGGAAGCAGGACGGTTGGATCCGGCGCCTATCTGGTCTGACGTGCGAACATTCGACGGCAAAAGCTGGCGCGGCAAAATTGATTGCATCACTGCCGGATACCCCTGCCAGCCGTTTAGCATCGCAGGGCGTAAGCGAGCCGACCAAGACCCCCGGCACCTGTGGCCACACGTTGCCCGCATCGCCCGTGAAATCCAACCCCAGTGGTGCTTTTTCGAGAACGTCGCCAACCATCTATCGTTGGGATTTGAACAGGTCTGCCATGACTTGGGCAACATGGGTTACGCGGTTGCGGCAGGCCTGTTTAGCGCGGAAGAAGTGGGTGCGCCGCACCGCCGCGAGCGGTTGTTTATCCTCGCTCAACTGGGCAACACCAAACACGATGGATCATCTGCCCCAGCGCAGCACGGCGGCAATGCAACGCCTGATGGGCAAAGGGGGGCAGCGCGAGGGACGCAGCCGCCCCAGCAATCTGCGGGAACAAATCCTCTGGCCAAGCCCAAGGGCGCAGGAGCCGGGCAGCACCAGCAGCGGGCATGGAAATGCGCTGGGCGAAACAGCCAAGGCGTGGCCGACCCCCCTCAGCCGCGACTGGAAGGATACCCCGAACGACAAAGGCGGACGGCAGGAATCCGTGGCCGAAGCGGCATTCCACTTTGGCCGCCAGGCCCACGCGATCTTGCCGGATGGGAAACCGTTCCTGATGAGCTTAAACCCAGCGTTCACCGAATGGCTGATGGGCTGGCCTATCGGGTGGACAGAATCAGAGCCTGCGGTAACGGGGTGGTGCCGCTGGCAGCAGCATATGCGTGGCGCACTCTCCGCGCTTGTTTTGATCAGGACTGAACATGAACGACTTGCACATCCAGCACTACCCGCTTGAGCGGCTGATTCCTTACGCCCGGAATGCGCGGACGCATGCGGATGAACAGATCAGCCAGATTGCGGGGTCGATTGCCGAGTTTGGCTTTGTGAACCCGATTCTTATCGGTGATGACAACGTCATCATCGCGGGGCACGGGCGCTTGATGGCGGCGCAGCGGTTAGGTCTTAAGACAGTGCCGGTGATCATGCTGGCGCATCTCTCGGAAACCCAGCGGCGAGCGTTGGTGATTGCCGATAACAAAATTGCGGAGAACGCAGGGTGGGACGAAGAAATGCTCCGCCTTGAGCTGCAAGCCTTAAATGATGCGGATTTTGATCTGGATATCACGGGGTTTGATTTTGAAGATCTTGAACGCCTTTTGAATGGTGATGTCCAAGAAAACCAAGGTCTCACCGACGATGACGCGGCTCCTGAAATTCAAGAAAACCCTATATCGCAGCCCGGCGACTTGTGGCTGCTCGGAGATCACCGTGTGCTTTGCGGCTCTGCCACGGTGCTGGCGGATCTGGAAAAGGTCATGGACGGCGTTCTTGCCGACATGGTTTTTACCGATCCGCCTTACAATGTTGATTATGGCAATACTGCCAAAGACAAGATCAGAGCAAAAGGCGGCAAAAAAGCTGGCCGAACGATTATGAACGACAACCTCGGCGAGGGGTTCGAGCAGTTTTTATACGATGCCTGTGTAAATCTGCTGAGCGTCTGCAAGGGCGCGGTGTATGTGTGCATGAGTTCTTCAGAGCTAGACACGTTGCAATCAGCCTTCCGTAAAGCAGGCGGCAAATGGTCAACCTTTGTCATCTGGGCGAAAAATACCTTCACGCTGGGGCGATCTGATTATCAGCGGCAGTACGAACCCATCCTCTACGGCTGGCGCGATGGTGCGGAACATTTCTGGTGCGGGGCACGCGATCAGGGCGATGTCTGGTTCTTCAATAAGCCCCAGAAAAACGACCTGCACCCGACCATGAAGCCCGTGGAACTGGTGGAACGGGCCGTGCGCAACAGCAGCAAGACGCGGGACATTGTACTCGACCCGTTCGGGGGTTCTGGTTCTACCCTTATCGCTTGTGAAAAAACAGGGCGGCAGGCACGGCTGATTGAACTCGATCCCTGCTATGTGGATGTGATCGTCAAGCGGTGGCAGGATTTTACAGGAAAAACGGCGACCCATATGGATGGATCGCCGTTTGGTGTGGTTACGCCGCCTGTTTAGGTTTGCGCTGGCGGGCGGCGCGTTTGCCCGCTTCAAACGCTTCCTTCAACGCAGCTTCCACACCCCAGACGCTAACCTCGTGAAAATCGAGGCTGTCACTCATGCGTTGTTCCAGCGTCTCAATGAAAAGATGTTTTTGGGCGATGGCTTGAAAAAGTTGTTCTTGGGTCATGGTATTTTCTCCTTTGTTGGTGTTCACACCCCAACGAATGCTTGGATTCACAACAGTATCAACTCAATTAGATCGCTGGTTCTGCTTTATTTTCTGCTGCCACGCGGTAGATGCGTTCCCCGCCTTTTGACTTCTCCGAGACAATATGCAACCCCAGCTTTTTCTTGAGTACGCCGCTGATGACACCGCGCACGCTGTGCGCCTGCCAGTCGGTGGCGGCGACAATCTGGGAGATGGTGGCACCTTCAGAGCGGGTCAGAAGGTCAACCAGCACCTGTTGTTTGCTGCTGCCACGTTGGCGCGGCTGTTGGGATGGGCTGTTATCGGCAGCTTGCTTTACTTCGTTGTTGGACTCTTGCTCGTGTGCAGCATGCCCTTCCTGCTGTTCTGGCTGCTGCGTGATAGTTTCCGCCGCTCGTCTTAGGATATCCGCAATCGCCTCATTGGCGGTAACGCTGCTGTTGACCGAGGCGCCGCGCCGCAGGTTGCCCTGACGGTCAACAAGGTAGCGTAACGTGCCGTTGTCAAAGACCTGATACTTGTCGGATGGGTATGCGGTGCGCTGAAAGCCAAGGGTTAGCAAGGCGTTTGCCAGTTGTTCTTGTGTGTGTTCCATGATGGTTTTCTCCGTTGCATGGGTTGATGGTGATGCAACACATGCTTGGAACAACCAGCATATCAACTCAATAAACCATGAAAATCAACAATTTGGATAGTCTCACTGCTATGCTGCTCACCCAATCTGAATGGGCACGGCAAAAAGGATTTTCACGGCAATATGCCGCCAAGTTGATCAAGCAAGGCACTATTCGCCTGACAGGCGGCAAGGTAGATACGGTGCAGGCGGAAGCGGCGCTGGCTGCCTTGCGTGAGCCGTTACGGCAGACATCCAGCGAGGAGCCGCTGGAAGGTGGCGGTCAAAGCCTTTCCACCCTGCTGCTCAAAAGCCGGATTAAAACCGAGGTTGAGCGCGGGCGGCTGCTGGAAGCCAAGGCCAAGGCGGAAACCGGCAAGCTGGTGAGCGCCGATGAGGTACGCATCGCCGCGTTCCGCCGTGCACGTATCGTGCGGGATGGCATGCTGAACCTGCCGGATCGTCTGGCAGCGGTGCTGGCTGCCGAACATGATGCCACCAAAGTGCACACACTGCTGACCAACGAAATCCGTACCGTGCTGGTGGAATTGTCCGATGCCGACAGCGGCTGAGATTTACAACGCCGCGTTTAACGACGGCCTGCGCCCCGATCCGCTGCTGACGGTGTCCGAATGGGCGGATCAGTTTAGGATGCTGTCGCAGACCGCTTCTGCCGAGCCAGGACGGTGGCGGACGGATAGAACGCCGTATTTACGGGAGATCATGGACTGTCTCTCACCCTCCAGCGGGGTTGAGAAGGTCGTGTTCATGAAAGGCGCACAGGTTGGCGGCACGGAAGCAGGCAACAATTGGATCGGTTATGTCATCGACCAAGCACCGGGGCCGATGCTGGTGGTGTTGCCTACGGTGGAGATGGGCAAGCGTTGGAGCAAAGGCCGCTTTGCACCACTGATTGACGATACGCCCGCCATTCGCGCCAAGGTCAAAGACCCGCGTTCCCGCGATGCGGGCAATACGGTGCAGTCGAAAGAATTTCCCGGCGGCATCGTGGTGATTACGGGTGCAAACAGTGCCGTGGGGCTGCGCTCCATGGCGGTACGCTACCTGTTCATGGACGAGATCGATGGCTATCCCGGCGATGCAGACGGTGAAGGTGACCCCGTTTCGCTGGCGGTACAGCGCACCGCCACCTTTGCACGGCGCAAGATTTTAGAAGTATCCACACCGACCGTCAGTGGCCTAAGCCGTATTGAAAAAGAGTTTGAATCCTCGGATCAGCGGTTTTTTCATGTGCCGTGCCCCGTGTGTGGGCATATGCAGGTGCTGAAATGGGCGCAGCTTCGCTGGCAGGACAATGATCCCGCCACGGTGCGTTACCACTGCGAAGCGTGCGACACGCCCATCCCCAACCATGGCAAAAGCAGGATGCTGGAGGGCGGCGAATGGCGCAGTACAGCGGTGGGCGACGGCAAAACACGAGGGTATCATCTCTCCTCCCTGTACAGCCCTGTGGGGTGGTTTTCATGGGAAGAAGCGGTACGCAGCTTTCTGAAGGCCAAGGATGATGAAGCACAACTGAAAGTCTGGGTGAACACCGTTCTGGGCGAAACCTGGGTGGATCGCGGCGAAGCACCAGACTGGCAGCGACTGTATGAACGTCGGGAAAGTTATTCGCTTGGCATCATTCCTGTCCAAGGACTGCTGCTTACTGCCGGTGCCGACATTCAAAAAGACCGCATCGAAGTCGAGGTGGTCGCCTGGGGCAAGGGCAAAGAAAGCTGGTCGGTGGATTACCGCATTCTCTACGGTGATCCGGCACAAGAAGCCGTCTGGCAGAAACTTCAAGCCCTGCTGGCCGAACCTTTCCGCCATGCAAGCGGCGTTGATCTTTCTATCCGCGCCCTAGCAGTGGATACGGGCTTTGCCACGCAGGATGTATACGCGTGGTGCCGCAAGCAAGAAGTTGGCCGCGTATTGGCAGTCAAGGGCGTAGAACGGGCAATTGCGCCGGTGGGTGCCCCGACGGCGGTTGATGTGAATATCGGCGGCAAACGCTTGCGGCGGGGCATCAAGGTCTGGCCGGTGGGTGTCTCGCTGCTGAAATCCGAACTCTACCAGTGGCTGAAGCTTCAGCGCGGTGAAGATGAACAGTTTCCCTCTGGATACTGCCACTTTCCCCAGTATGAAGCCGAATACTTCAAGCAGCTGACCGCCGAACAGCTGGTGACCAAGACCGTCAAGGGTTACCCGAAACGGGAATGGCAGAAATTGCGGGAACGCAATGAGGCGCTGGACTGCCGGATTTATGCCCGCGCTGCTGCCATCACCCTTGGTATCGAACGCTTTACCGACCGCCATTGGCAGAATCTGGAAGAACAACTGGTGCCTAACGAACGGCGTGCCATTGAACCTGTGACAACACACAAACCCCAACGCCCCCGCGTAACCCGCTCCCGCTGGATGAGTTGATATGCCCTACACCGAACAAGATCTCACCGACATCGAAACAGCCATCCGCAAGCTGCAGAGCGGCGAGCGGGTAGCGTCTGTTGCCTATGACGGCAAAACCGTGAGTTACAGTCAGGTGCAGTTGGGCGAGCTAATTTCGCTGCGGGATCGGATGCGGCAGGAAATCAAGGCGGTGGCCGGCACGCGGACACAGCAAATCCGCGTGTTCACCAGCAAAGGTGTGGAATGAAGATTTTTGGCTGGCTGCGTAAACCGAACGTCAAAGCCTTGGGCTATGACGCGGCGGGCACTGGCAGAAGACTGCAAACCTGGGTGCCGACTACCGATTCCGCCAATGCCATTCTGTTTCAGGATGCAGCGTTGCTGCGCTCCCGTAGCCGCGACATGGCGCGTAAAAATGCTTATGCCGCGAACGGCATTGAGGCGATTGTGGCGAATGCCGTTGGCACGGGCATCAAACCGCAATCGAAAACAGACGAATCCGACCTGCGCCAGCAAATCCAAGCCTTGTGGCTGGAGTGGACAGACGAGGCAGACAGCGCGGGGTTGACGGACTTTTACGGCCTGCAGGCGCTGATCTGCCGCGCTATGGTGGAAGGCGGTGAATGTTTTGTGCGCCTGCGGGTGCGCCGCGCAGAAGATGGGCTTTCCGTACCATTACAACTGCAAACGCTGGAAGCGGAACATCTGGATGCCAGCAACAACAAGCCGCTCGCAAACGGAAACTTTATCAGGGGCGGGATTGAGTTCAACCGCCTTGGTCAGCGGGTGGCGTATCACCTTTACCGCGAACACCCCGGCGATGCGATGTTGTTCGGCACCGCCAAGGAAACCGTGCGCGTGCCCGCTGAAGAAGTGCTGCATATTTTCAAACCGCAACGCCCAGGGCAGATTCGCGGTGAGCCGTGGTTGGGGCGGGTGCTGCTGAAGCTCTATGAACTCGATCAATATGATGACGCGGAATTGGTGCGTAAGAAGACGGCAGCCATGTTCGCAGGCTTCATCACCAAGAACGACCCCGACACACCGTTCATGGGCGAAGGCACCCCCGATGATAAAGGCGCGGCGCAGGCGGGCTTGGAACCCGGTACGCTACAACTGCTGGAGCCTGGGGAAGATGTAAAATTCTCGGAACCTGGCGATGTCGGCGGCAGTTATGAGGCGTTCTTTCGTCAGCAACTGCGGATGATTGCTGTCGGGCTGGGGATTACCTATGAACAGCTCACCTCTGACCTGACGGGCGTCAATTATTCCAGCATTCGTGCTGGTTTGATTGAATTCCGCCGCCGCTGCACGATGCTGCAACACCAAGTGCTGGTGTACCAACTCTGCCGCCCCGTGTGGCAACGCTGGCTGGAACTGGCGGTGCTGGCGGGGGCACTCCCCATTTCGCTCAGCGACTTTCAGAAAAACCGCCGTGCCTACCTTGCAGCCAAGTGGATTCCCCAAGGCTGGGATTGGGTTGATCCCTTGAAAGACCAGCAGGCGGAGCAACTCGCCGTGCGCAACGGCTTTAAAAGCCGTTCGGAAGTGGTGTCAGAACTTGGCTATGACGCCGAAGAGATTGATGCCGAAATCGCCGCCGATAACGAACGTGCCGATAGCCTCGGCCTGATTCTCGATTCCGATCCGCGCAAAGTCGCCAAGACCGGCGCGGTGCAACAGACACAAAGCAGTTTTTCCGAATAACCATGCCCGACACATTCTCCCAGCAATGGCTAAACCGGCCTTTATTGCTGGCGCCGCACGCCCTGCCGTTGCTACGTGCGCCGCAACCGCTCGCCGCCCGTAGTGGCTCTAGCAGTGGTAATGCCCGAATTGCGGTGGTGCCTGTATTGGGGCCACTGGCGAAACGCGGCTCGTTCTTGGATAGCCTGTTTGGTTTTGGCAATTACGAGGAGGTGCAGGCACGGTTTGATGCGGCGGTGGCAGACCCCAGCATTGATGCCATTCTGCTTGAGATTGACAGCCCAGGCGGTGAGGCAGCAGGCGCGTTTGATCTGGCCGACCGTATTTTTGCCGCCCGTGGCACAAAACCTGTCTGGGCGATTGCCAACGACAGCGCGTTTTCTGCGGCTTACGCCATCGGCAGTGCTGCCGATAAGCTGTTCCTCACCCGCACGGGCGGTGTCGGCAGCATTGGCGTGCTGGCTGCCCACGTTGATCAATCGGGGTACGACGAAAAGCAGGGGGTGAAGGTCACAACGCTGTTTGCTGGCAGCCGCAAGAACGATTTCAACGCCCACGAACCATTAAGCGAAGACGCGGCGGGCTTCCTGCAAGCCGAGGTCAACCGCCTGTATGGTCTGTTCGTTGATACCGTTTCCCTCAACCGCAGCCTTTCTACTGATGCCGTCCGCGCTACGGAAGCCGCGCTGTTCTTTGGCGAAGATGCCGTGAAAGCCGAGCTCGCCGATGGCGTGGGCACGGTTGAAAGCACGATTAGAGCCCTTGCCTCGACCCTAACCCCAACCACCAAAAGAAAGGAAACTCGCATGCTTGATGAAAAACCCCCCGTTGATCTGGAGGCCGTCCGCAAAGAGGCCGCCGAAGCTTTAAAAACCCAGCATCTGGAAATCATCCACGCCTGCCGCCTCGCGGGCAAGCCTGACAAGGCGGCTGATTTTATTGAACAGGGCGCAACGCTGGAGGCAGCACGCAAAACCCTGTTGGAACTGGCGGCGCAACAGGCAGAAATCCAGTCGCAGATTCAGCCCGTCGCTGGCACCGATGCGCCCAATCCCATGCTGGCCGAAGCGCAGAAACGCGCCGCCCAAGCCAAACGTTAAGGAGAATCAGCCATGCCCGCTTTAAACGAATCAAATTACCTCGGCGATGTCCTCAAATACGAAGCGCCGAACCTGTTTTCCCGGGAAAACGCGGTGATCGGCACAGGGGCAAACTTGACCCTTGGGGCTGTTCTGGGGCGCATCACGGCGACGGGAAAGTATGTGCTGCTCGCCCCCGCCGCCGTGGACGGCAGCCAGACGGCGGCGGCGATTCTGCTGGCGGATGCTGCGGCGGCCACGGCGGATGCCAAAGGCCTCATCCTCGCCCGTCACGGCATTGTCGCCGACCACGCCCTTGTCTGGCCCGGCGGCATTACGGCCGGGCAGAAAACCACCGCCATTTCACAACTGGAAACCAAGGGCATCTTGGTGCGCAAAGGAGCTTAAATCATGCAAAACCCCTTCCAAAACCCCGCCTTCAGCATGACTAGCCTGACGGCGGCGATCAACATCCTCCCCAATACTTATGGGCGGATCGAGCAGTTAAATTTGATGCCGCCGAACCCCGTGCGGTTTCGGGCCATTACCGTTGAGGAGCAGAATGGCGTTTTAAACCTGTTGCCCACGGCGGTGCTGGGGTCACCGGGAACGCTGGGCAAGCGCGGTAGACGGACAGTGCGCTCCTTCACCGTGCCGCATATTCCCCACGATGACGTGGTGCTGCCCGAAGAAATTCAGGGCATTCGGGCATTTGGGTCGGAGGATACCACCCGCGCCTATGCGGATGTGTTGGCCACGCACCTGCAGAACATGCGCAACAAGCACGCGATTACGCTGGAGTATCTGCGCATGGGAGCCCTGAAAGGCGTGATCCTTGATGCGGATAGCTCGACGTTGTTTGATCTGTACACGGAGTTTGGCATCACCGCCAAATCCGTGAACTTTCAGCTAAGTATCTCCACCACGGACGTCAAAAAGAAATGCTTGGAGGTCATTCGCCACGTCGAGGACAACCTCAAAGGCGAGGTCATGACCCGCGTCCACGCCTTGGTGAGCCAAGAGTTTTTCGATGCCCTGACCAGCCATGCTTTGGTGAAAGATGCCTATCAACGCTGGCAGGACGGCGCGGCTTTGCGGGACGACATGCGTAGCGGTTTTCCTTTTGGCGGCATGATGTTTGAAGAATATCGCGGCGTGGCCACCGATGCCGACAGCAACGTGCGGCGGTTTATTGCCGCGAACGAAGGGCATTGTTTCCCCATCGGCACGTTGGGGACGTTTGCCACCTACTTCGCCCCTGCGGATTTCAATGAGACCGCCAATACCCTTGGCCAACCCCTCTACGCCAAGCAGGAACCGCGCAAGTTTGAACGCGGTACGGATTTGCACACGCAATCCAACCCGCTGCCGATGTGCTTGCGTCCCGCCGTTCTCGTCAAACTGACGAACACCTAAAGCCATGGCTGATCTCATCAAAACCCCGCTGTCGGGGCCGAACTTCGATGCCATGCCCTGCATCCAGCCGAACTCGGCGGCGGATGTGGTGCTGGCGGTGACGGGCACCTCGGCGCAAACCGCTGCTTTGACGGCAGTCTTGGTGCGCGTGGTGGCAACGGTGGCTTGTCATATTGCTGTGGGCAGTAACCCGACCGCCACGACCAGCAACCTGTTTCTGCCTGCGGGCACGCCGGAATATTTTCTCATCGATAGCGGCCAGAAGATTGCCGCCATCAAAGCCGCCAGCGCAGCCGATGGGCAACTGTTCATCAGCCCCGCCAGCATGGCGCAACAATGACCGCTTTTCAGGAGATGATTAATGCCTTGTTTGCTGATTCTGCTATGGCTCGAACTGTCACTTACGCGCCTGTGGCAGGGCTTCCGCAGACGATTCGTGCGGTGATCAAATCGCCTGACCGTATTGTCGATGTGCGGGATATTGCCATTCACACGCCAACATTGGTGGTGGATGTGCGGGTGTCGGACATTGCAACCCCGCAGGAAGGCGATACATTGACCATCGGCACACTGCTGTATGCCGTGCAGGGCGAACCCGTGCGGGATGCGGAAAACCTTGTCTGGACGCTGGACTGTTACCGGCAATGAGGATCACCGCCGCCATTCAAGGTTCACTGCGTGACTACATGGCAGCGGAAATACGGGCGGGTGAAAAAGCTGTCACCGCTGGGATAAAACAGGCGACCGATGGCTTAAAACTGGCGATGCGGCGGCAAGTGACCTCGGCAGGGCTTGGGCAGCGGCTGGCGAACACCTGGCGCGGTAAGGTCTATCCGCAGGGGCAAGCGAGCCTGAAAGCGGCAGGCTTGGTGTATACAAATGCACCCGAAATCATGACGGGGCTGGAGGTAGCAACCACCATTCGCGGCAAAGATGGCTTGTGGCTGGCGATTCCCACCCCCAATGCTCCGAAACGCGGTGTGGGCGGCAAACGCATTACCCCAACGAATTTTCCTGAACAGAGTTTGGGGCGGCTGCGGTTTGTCTATCGCCGCACTGGCGTGTCGCTGTTGGTGGTGGATAATGTTCGCGCCAGCTTTGCCAAGAAAACAGGCGCATTGCGCGGCTTTAAACAAGCCAGTGACAAGCAGAAACAATCAGGGCGCGGCCTCTCCACCGCTGTGATGTTCTGGCTGGTGCCCATGGTCAAAACCCGTAAGCGCATTGATCTTAAACGCGAAGCCGAAGCGTGGCAGAACCGCTTGCCATCGCTGATTGCCAATAACTGGAAAGACCCCAAATGAGCAGCGTTCGTGAAACCGCATTGCAGGCTTTGTTTACAGTGTTGCAGGTGGTGGCGGGCGTGACCGTAAAACGGGGTGAGATTCTGCCCGTTAAAATCCCCGATAATGGCCTAATCATTCTTTTTGATGGCGAGGTGACAGTGGCTGAAACGCTGCTTTCGCCGCTGCGGTATCTCATCCAGCACCGCGCTGAAGTGCAGGTGGCGGTGCAAAAACCTACTGCCAGCGCACGCGATGCTGCCCTTGATACGATTTTAACGGCCATTGCCGCCGCGCTCACCGCCAACCCCACCCTCGGTGGCACCGTCGATGTCGCCGTGCTCGAAGCCCCGCAATTTACCGATGAACCCGTCGAAGGCGCGGCTGGCCTCAAGATCGCCAGCATTCCGGTGCTGCTGGAGTACCTCGCGCCGACGGCGCTTGGTTAGGGTGTAGGTTGGAGGGGGTAGGTTGTAGTTATTCTCTCCCACCTCCACCCTAAACCCTAAAACCTACAACCTGTTTTTACGAAGGAAAAACAACCATGGCTCGTGCATATGGCTGGAATGCCCAGCTTTTATTGGCGTTTGAGAGCACTTACGGCACACCGCCCGTCTCTGGCTTTAAGAAAATGCCGTTTGTCAGCAGCAGCCTTGGCTCGCAGCAGGGGTTGATCGCCAGCAATGTGCTGGGTTTGGGGCGCGACCCAACCCAGCCCTATCAGGACGTGATCAATGTGGATGGCGATATCGTCGTGCCAATTGACCTCCGCAATATCGGCCAATGGCTGAAAGCCCTGTTCGGGGCACCCACCACCACGGGCAGCAGTGCGCCCTATAGCCATGCCTTTAAATCAGGCGGCGTGACGCTCCCCAGCATCGCGCTCGAAGCAGGCATGCCGCAAATCCCCGCCTATTACATGATGGCAGGTGTTCGCGCCAATTCTATTGCTTTCAATTTCACCCGTTCCGGCGAAGCCACCGCCACCATCAACTGCATCGGCCAAGGCGAGACGCGGAATGCCAGCACCCAAGGCGGCACACCAACCCAAGCCAACTACACGCGATTCTCGCAGTTCCAAGGCGCGATCAAACAGGGCGGCAGTGCACTGGCCAATGTAACCAGCGCGTCTGTCACCTACAGCAATAACCTCGAGAAAATCGAAACCATCCGAGCGGATGGCAAGCTGGACGGCGTTGACCCTGGCATTGCCGCGCTCACGGGTTCCGTGGCGGTGCGCTATGCCGACAACACGCTGATTGACCTTGCTAGCGCGGGCACGGCGGTGGACTTGGAATTTTCCTACACCATCGATGCCAACAACAAGCTGATTATCCTCTGCCACGAAGTGTACCTGCCAAAGCCCAAGCTGGGCATTCAAGGCCCTGGTGGGGTTGAGGCATCCTATGACTTTCAAGGCGCAAAGAACACGGTGGCAAACGCCATGGTGACCGTCACCTTGGTGAACGATGTCGCGTCCTACTGATTCATCTTCCACTTTTATCAACAGGAGAAAGCCTATGTTATCTTTGAAAATACCCACCGAACCCTACTGGATTGATCTCAAACTCGGCGTGCGCGTGCAGGTGCGTCCGTTCACCAGCGCGGTGTTTTATGCAGCGCAGGCGGTGGCACGGCAAAAGCTGGCTTCTGACCCTATTGACGATGCCGCCCTTGAGGAAGGCCGCCGTATTGCCGCGTTCACCACCGCGCTTGCGAAAGTGGGCATTCTGGCGTGGGAGGGCGTACTGCTGCCCGATTCGGATGAACACGCGCCTGTCAATGACCAAACCGTGGGCGATCTGATGAGTTTCTGGACGCTGGCCGATGAGTTTCGCACGCAGTACACTGGCCTCAAGGAGCTTCTTGACGCTGAAAAAAAGCCCTTTTTGAACGATGCAAATGGCACTTCGGCGGCGGAGCCAGCTACTGCGCTGGATGCCGTGAGCAGCGACTCCCCTGTGCTGACGCCATAACTACCGAATGTCCTTACACGCGTTTCGAACCACAAACGCTGCAGGGCTGGCAGGCATGGGACATTGGCTTACGCACACAAACCCTGCCCGATGCCCTGCAGCTGGCGTCCTGCCTTGGCTATGACACGATTGTGATTGCCGAACTGTTTCCTGCTATTCCCGCCGCCCTGCATGCCGCAATGAACGACACCACCCATGGCCACCCGTAACCTTTCCATCCGTCTTGCTACCGAAAACGGCAAAGTCGTTGCGCGGGAGTTGCAAGATATTGGGCGCACGGGGGAACAAGCATTAAAGCGGATTGAGCAAGCGGGTGTACCTGCGTCAAACCAACTGCAAGCATTAAGTTCAGTTGTTGGCGGCCTGAAACGTGTTTTCGTCGCAGGGGCTGCCTTGGCGGCTGGCAACCAGATCTTTGACAGTATCAACCGCGCCGTCACTAAAACGGCGGAGTTAGGCGACCTAGCGCAAAGCATCGGCATTAATGTCGAACGGTTGCAGGAACTACGCTACGCCGCCGAACAAAGCGGGGCTTCGGCGGAATTGCTGGATGATGGCATCCGCAAACTCAACCAGCGCCTTGGTGATGTGGCAACCGATGGCACGGGCGCGGCGGCTGGCGCATTTGAGCGGCTGCAAATCGCGGCGCTCAATGCCGATGGCACCATCCGCAACGCCGGCGATGTGTTCGATGAGTTCGTGCGCAAACTCGAAAGTGTGGGTAGTGAGGCTGAAAAAGCCGCCCTTGCTTCGGATCTGTTCGGTAAGCAGGCAGGGCCGCGCCTCGTGCAATTGCTGTCCGAAGGCGAGGCAGGTATTGCCAGCCTTTCCAAGGAAGCCCGTGCCTTCGGCCTTGTGATAGGCGAGGATCTGGTCAAACAGACTCAAGCTTTGGAAGATGAATGGAACCGCTTCACCCAGCAGGTGGATGTTGCCTATAAAACCGTTATCTTGCGCACGGTGAATGGCCTGCGCGGCTTATTCAGTGACCCGTCGCTGGATGAGCAGTTTCAAGACCTGTCGAAACGGTTGCAACAAGCGGCCAATGAGTTGAACGCCTCACAACAGCTGAGCAACGATACCAATGGTCTGCTCGGTGGTCGCCGTGTCGTACAAGCGCGGGAAGAGGTCAATCGCATCAAGGGCGAGTTAGATGCGGTGCAGCGGCAAATTCTCGAGAACGCTGCCGCGGAAACGGCCAAACAGCGCAAAAAAGAAGAAGCGCAAAAGGACTATGAAGCTGCCCGCAAGCAGCAGGCCACGGGCGATGTGATTGATACCCTGCAGCGCGAACAGCAGCAGATCGAACAACTAAACGCTGCGATGCGCCAAGGGGCGGATGCGGTGGCGCGGGTGAAAGGCGAACAGGCCGCAGAAACCCAAATTCGCAAGCTGGGGATTGATGCCAAAAGTGATGAGGCCATAAAAATCCGTGAGCTGGCGGTGGCCAATGCCGTGTTGGAACAGGCCGGCAAACAGCAAAACGAGGTGCAAAAGCAAACCCTTGATGCGAATGCGGGGATTATCCGTTCGTTGCAGGATGAGCGGCAGGCATTAGAACTCAATGAACGCCAGCAGTTTATTCTCACCGCCGAGCGCAGACTTTCCAGCGCAGCAACAGCCGCACAGCGCGAACGGGTGCGCGAACTGGCGGGGGCGCTGTACGATGAAAAAACCGCGCTGGAAGCCACCAAAAAGGCGCAGGAAGACTACGCAAAGAACCAAGAAGTGCTGGCACGGTTAGATGCTGACCGCGCTGCGGTGGGTAAAACCGACAAGGAAAAATTCGTTGATACGGCGACAGAACGCCTTTCCCCCACCGCCACCGATGATCAGAAAGCCAAAGCGCAGGAGCTGGCGGCGAAACTGTATGAGGAACAACAAACCGCCGATGCCGCCCGCCAAGTGTTCGAAGCGACTCGCAACGATGCAGAAAAATACGGCACTGAAATTGCCAAACTGAACGATTTGCTGGCCAAAGGCGCCATTGATCAAGACACCTATAACCGCGCTGTCGCACAGGCACGCGAAACCTTCCACCAAGCCGAGGAAGGCAGCAATGATTTTGCCACGGGTGCGAGACGCGCTTTGGAGGAATACGCCAAATCCGCCACGGACGTTGCGGGGCAAGTGCAGGATGCCATGAGCCGCAGCCTGCAGGGGCTGGAGGATTCCCTCGTTGATTTTGTCACCACGGGAAAACTCAACTTTGAAGATCTTGCCAACAGCATTCTGCGGGATTTGGCACGGATTGCTATTCGCCAAGCGATCATCGCGCCGTTGGCACAAGGGCTGCTCGGTGCGGGGATATTCCACGAGGGCGGCACGGTTGGGGCGGGTGCACCGTCGCGTGCTGTCTCGCCGATGCTGTTTGCCAGTGCGCCGCGCTACCACAGTGGCGGCATTGCGGGGCTGATGCCCGATGAAGTGCCTGCCATCCTGCAACGCGGCGAAATTGTCATCCCCCGTGAACAGGCTGGGAAAATGGGCGGCTCCAGCAGTCCCGTCATTAACATGACCATTGTCACCCGCGATGCGGAATCTTTCCGCCAGAGCCGAGGGCAGATTATGGGGGATCTGGCGGTATCGCTGGCGCGGCACAAGGGGCGGAATACATGACCACCTTTCACGACGTCCGCTTCCCCGACGCCATCGCGTACGGCGCAACAGGTGGCCCCGAATATTTGACCGATATCGTGATCCTGCAATCAGGCTTTGAGCAGCGCAATCAAAGCTGGGACAGTGCCCGGGCACGGTATGATGTTTCCACGGGCATCAAAAACCGCACGCAGGCAACGGAGGTCATCAGCTTTTTCCGTGCCCGCAAGGGACGTGCCTACGGCTTCCGCTTCAAGGATTGGAGCGATTATCGCGTGACGGGGCAGCTGATTGGCGCAGGTAATGGCACACAAACCGCCTTTCAATTAACAAAAACCTACAGCAGCGGCGGTGAAAACGAAACTCGCCCCCTCAAAAAGCCCGTCTCGGGTACGGTGAAAATCTACAAGGACAGCGTGTTGCAATCGTCGGGTGTTTCGGTTGATCACACAACAGGGGTGGTGACGTTTAGTACCGCCCCCGCAACTGGCGTGTTGATCACGGCAGACTGCGAGTTTGACGTGCCCGTGCGCTTCGATACCGACCGCCTCGCTATTCGTATCCAGTCGCATGAATTGTTTGTGTGGGATCAGATTCCGCTGGTGGAGATCAGGCTGTGATGCTGGGTTTAGGATTAGTGCGAGCGGCGGGGCAAGTCATCGCCGCTGTTTTTGCTCCCTTGTGGGCAACGTTTGCCACCGGTGGGGACACACCTAAAACCTGGGCAGACATGGCCACCGGCGGCAGCTTTGAGAAAACCTGGAACGACCTCACATGACCACTCTCACCACCCTGCAAGCTACCGATAAGGTGGGCGATTCCCGCGATGTCATCAACGCCAACTTCGCCGCCCTGAACACCACCAAAGCCGATATGGCCGATATTCAGGTGTTCAGCAGCTCTGGCACCTGGACGAAACCTGCGGATGCAAAAATCGTTGAAGTGATTTGCATCGGCGCAGGCGGCGGTGGTGGCTCTGGCCGTAAGGGCGCAGCAGCTTCTGTCCGTTGCGGTGGTGGCGGCGGCGCGGGTGGCGGCTGGTCACGTCAGACATTTCCTGCCTCCGTACTGGCCGCTACCGAAACCGTCACCGTGGGCGCGGGCGGTACTGGCGGGGCTGCAGTCACCACTGCTGATACCAATGGCAACAACGGCGCTGCCGGTGGTAACTCCCAATTCGGCGCAACCGCTTGGATTATTGGACGTGGCGGTACGGCGGGCGGTGGCGGTACAACATCAGGTGGCGCGGCAGGGTTGGCGGGCAACGGCATTTCACCTGGCGGTGGCGGCGGTGCCGCTTCAACTACCGGCGGCGTGGGCAATGGCGGCGCACAAAGCGCCATGGGTGGTGCTGGTGGCGGCGCTGCAGGCGGTATCACCAACGCCAATGTTGCGAGCTCTGGTGGTTCTGGTAACAACCGCGCCCATGTTTTTTCAACAACAGGCGGCGGCACTGCCGGCACTGCAGGCGGTACAGCGGGCGGTAATGGCACCGCCGATGCCCGCAGTGGCCTTTTTTACGGGATGGCTGGCGGCGGCGGTGGCGGTGCCTCCACCACAGGCAACGGCGGGAATGGGGGCAATGGTGCTTTGGGTTCTGGCGGCGGGGGCAGCGGTGCCGCTGTGAACGCTGTAGGCGACTCTGGCACCGGCGGCACGGGCGGTAATGGCCTTGTCGTGGTGATCACGTATTTCTGAGGAGGTTTTATGCAGCGGCTGGCGGTGATTGTGCGGGAAACAAGCATTGTGGATAATATCGTCATCTGGGACGGCGAATCACCGTATGATCCCGGTGCGGATTTTGAAACGGTGTCTGTGGG